TAAAATATATTCAGACTTTGAAGTTATTAAAACTAAAGTTGTATTATTAGAAAAATCACAGAATGTATTAAGTATTAAACAAGAAGTTTTAGAACTAAGTTACAAGATCAAGGGTATTAAACTCCAGATAGATCCTGAATATAGAACTCTCTGTCAAAAAGATATGAGCAATATTGTTTGCCAATGAAAACGTATATTTTATGGTGGATTATTATAATGATACTAGTATCTCCTTTTGCATTTGGACAAAATGAATACCTTAATGGTGGTCAGCATTGTAATAATCATAGTTTAGAACCTTATATAGAATATAATCTGCAGGAACAACTTTATGATAATTCAAGTAATAATAACAGTAGAGGTGATAGTGGCAGAATAGGGATGCGTTATAACTACAGATTTGGAGGTACTTGTACCTCAGAATACAAAAGTATTATGCTTGAAAATGAAAAACTTAAACAAGAGTTAGAAATGTTAAAAGTATGTTCTAAATATAAAGACCTAGAACTTGGTGAAGAATTTGCGACTGTTCGTAAAAAATGTAAAGGTGTTAATAAAAAAGAAACTTGACATTTACACACTGATTACTATATAATAATAACAACAATCTTTTTACAGGAGGATCAATGTTAGACCAAACAAGAGTATATAAAGAACGAATGACACAAGTTTTGAGTGAGGCTATAGAAGTTAACAATACTCAATTAATAAATGGGAGTGCAGAAGATTATGCAAACTATAAATATCTAGTAGGCATAGGACAAACTCTGTTAGACATGAAAGATCGTCTACATACAGAGTACACAAAGCTATATAAAGAAATAGCAGGAGGCACAGATGAATAAAGAACTACCAAAACCACAAGGTTATAGAATGTTATTAAAACCTTGGGAGCCATCAGATAAATCAACTGGCGGTGTAATATTTTCAGAACAGACAAGAGACATGATTAGGTTTGCTTGTGTGGTTGCTGAAGTAATAGACATGGGATCTGAATGTTATAAAGACATGTCTAAATCAAGCACTACCTGGTGTAAGCCTGGAGACTATGTATTAACAGGTAAGTATGTTGGATTAAAATTCAAATACGAAAACGCTGACTATTCTATCATTAATGATGATGAAGTGGTAGCCGTAGTACCCAATCCAGCAAAGATAAAACACAGATAGACACTTGCAAATATGCCACAATTTGTGGTATTATATTGGCATAGCGCATAACGCAGTTCGCAACTGACGGAGGTAAATATGATAGAAGACCCAAAAGAACCGATTGACCAAGAGGAAGAACTCGAGGTTTTAATTGATGAAGAAGGCCAAGTAGAAACGTCTTCTGAAGAGCCACAAGCTCCAGAAAAAGAAACTCCCAAAACTGAAGTAGATGATGAAGATGATGATGATGCAGATGAAACTGTAGATGAATCACCTGAAACTACTGAAGAAGAGGAAGGATCTGAAGATAAAAAACTATATGGTAAAAGAGCTGAAAAGCGAATTAAACGGCTAGTTAAACAAAGGAAAGAACTTGAAGAACGTCTTGCTAATCTTGAAGAAGAGAAAGTAAAATTCAAAAGGGAAAACCAAGAACTAGTTGGAAGATCTGCTGATTCTGAACTAGCTGCAGTTGTGCAGTATGGTGACAGACTCAAGGCTCAAGAGAGAGAAGTATTATCTTCTCTTCGTTCTGCTAAAGAAGCAGGTGATGTTGATAAAGAAATTGACGCTACAGATAAGTTAGCATCGATTAAAGCTGAAGCATTAGTTGTAAGGCAGTATGAAGAAAGAGCTAAATCAGCTTCTGCTCAAAAAGTTTCTACTGAAGAAACTGTTGAAACAAAACCACAAGCAACTCTCCCTGATAGGAAAGCTGTAACCTGGCAAAAAAGAAACTCTTGGTTTGGAGGAAATAATCAAAGCGAAAAGATTATGACCCAAGCTGCGATGATAATTCATAAGGAATTAATTGAAGAAGGAATATATCCTGATTCAGATCCTGATGAATACTATAACGAGTTAGACGCTCGTGTACGTACAGAGTTTCCTGGAAAGTTTAAACAAGACTCTTCAGTAAAAAAAGTGCAAGTAGTAGCGGGCGGAACGCGCACTTCCCCCAGTGGCAAACAAAAGGTCACACTGACAAAGTCAGAAGTAGAGACTGCCAATAAACTTGGAGTTTCGCTACAAGAATATGCGCGACACAAAATACGCCGTGATGAGTCGGCGAGATAAGGAGTAGATGAATGACACAGGCTACTAAGACAACCCGTAAAACGCGAAGTTCGGGTACTCGCAAGACAACATGGACACCACCAAGCAAGTTGGATACTCCAGCTGCACCAGATGGTGTACATTATAGATGGGTTCGACATGAACTCCTGAATGAAGATCAATCAGGAAATGTACATGAAAGAGCTCGTCAAGGATACGAACCAGTAAAACCCGATGAACTTGGCGGGAACTGGCAATCGGATGTTTTAGACACAGGCAAGCATGCGGGTGTAGTTAGAAGTGGTGACTTAATTCTTATGAAGGTTGATCAAGAGATCGCTGACGAAAGAAATGAGTACTATGATAACAAGACCAAAATGCAAGAAAGAGCGGTCAACTCTGAATTGCAAAGCAACAATAGCGCAGCTGCACCTATCAGCCAAGACGGATCTTCCTCAGTCACACGAGGCGGAGGAAATAAAACTGCAAAGTTTGACGACTGATAGCAATATTGGTCAGAATTTTGCTTAACTATACTATGGAGGTATAAAAATGGCATATGGCCTAAAACCAAAGAAGCACGCTAAAGGTGGTTCAATTAGAACCAATAACTTTAGTGGAGCCAATGGTTACAGAATAGCCGCTACCGCACCATCCGCATTCTTCGAAGGCGATCTCGTGACTTTTTCAGCTGGAAATATCGTAACTGATATGGCCGCTGCAAGTCCAGGAGCAGTCGTAGGAGTGTTTTATGGAGCAGAGTATGTGGACAATGCATCTGGCGACGTTAAGTTCGTTAGATCAATTCCAACAGGAACTGTAGCTAAAGACAAATACAAAGTGTACGTATACGATGACCCAGATATTCTATTTGAAATGGAAGCTGATCAAGCTGCAACTGCATTAACAATTGCAGATGTAGGTAAAAATCTACAAATCGTAGCAGGACCAACAGGTTCAGCGATTACACACAAATCAGGGTTAACCGCTGACTCAAGTACAAAAGCAACAACAAACACTTTCCCAGTTACATTACTAGGCAGTGCAGAGTTGGATGATGCGTACTCAGCAGCAGGAACTCCAATGGACATTTTGGTGAAAATTAATACTCATCAATTTGGACTAGGCGCTACTGGCGTAACAGGAATATAAGGGGAATATAAATGGCTATATCAAGAGCACAAATCCTTAAAGAACTAGAGCCAGGTCTTAACGCTATTTTCGGAACTGAATATAACAGATACGAAAATGAGCATGCCGTCTTGTTCGATGAGGAAACATCAAATAGAGCCTTTGAGGAAGAAGTACTCTTCCCAGGCTTTGGTAATGCAAACGAAAAATTCGAAGGCGCGGCAGTTGATTATGCTGAGTCAGGCGAAGGTTATGTATCAAGATATACACATAACACAGTTGCATTAGCATTTTCATTAACAGAAGAAGCAATGGAAGATAATCTTTATGATAAACTTTCAACTAGACTAACTAAAGCATTAGCTAGATCTATGGCTTCTACTAAGCAGCTAACAGCAGCTAACGTATATAACAATGCGTTTAATGCAGCAGTCACAGGTGGTGACGGACAGGCATTAGTATCTAATGCTCACCCACTACAAAATGGCAACAATGGTTCTAACAGACCAGCCACTTTTGCTGACTTATCTGAGACATCTTTAGAAACAGCTTTGATTGACATCGCTGGATTCACAGATGACAAAGGTATCCCAGTAGCACTTCAAGGTAAGTCTCTACACATTCCAAGACAATTGGTATTTGTAGCAGAAAGACTTATGAAGTCTCAGGGTCGTCCAGGCACAGCTGACAATGATATCAACGCTATCAACAACATGGGTATGATTCCTAACGGTTACTTTACTAACCACAGGTTCTCAGATCCAGACGCATGGTTCATTAGAACCGACTGTCCTAATGGCACAAAGATGTTCAACAGATCATCTATGAGCACTAAGATGGAAGGCGATTTTGAAACAGGTAACGTAAGATATAAAGCCAGAGAAAGATACAGCTTCGGTTGGTCTGACTGGCGTGCTGTTTACGGTAACTCAGGCGCGTAACTAATAGAACTTAGACTAGGGGGTATTTTAAAAGTGCCCCCTTCTCAAACTTTAATTAACATTGACTAGCATAGCTAGATTACAAAGGAGTAAACAATGGCAAGAACTACATTTAGCGGACCACTTAGAGTAGGTAACGCTCAAAAACAAAACAACCCTGAATTTGCAGGAGCAGTAGCTCTTGTTGCTTGGGGACAAATTCCAGACCCAACAGCTGCAGCAACTACAGATGTACAAAGATGGAGCTTTGGTTCAGGATCTACAGGACAATTAATTTTACCACCAAACTCAGTTGTATATCGTCTAGAAGTAGACGGAGCAACCTCAGGCGGAACTAATCCTACATTCAACCTAGGTTGGAAAAATGCTAACGATTCAACTAGCTTTGACGTAGATGGTTTAGTAGTTAATGGTGATGCAGATGGTGATGGTATTATCAAATGGGGAGATACTACAGCAGGAGATGATCTTGCTACAATATTACCAAATCAACAAAGTACAGTTGGCTATGACCCTATAATTATTACTGGTGGTGTAGGTAACTCTGCTCCAACAGGTGGAGTTATTGCTTTTAGAATTTACTATTTTATTTGGGATTTCACAAATGGATATGACGGAAGTCAGAAGTAATTAAAATAATCAAGGGGAGTCTTTTAGATTCCCCTTACACAAGGAGGTTTATATGTCATCAAGTGACGTAAAGTTTAGTACCAGAACTTCAGACGGAAGATTTGGTAAAGACCCACAAGCTACAGATAATTTTCTGGGCAGAGTAAGGGTTCAATATATTCAAGGAGCTGGAGTAGCAACTTCAACTGTAAAGCTGTATGATGGAACAGATGCCAATGGTATCCTAAGATATCAAGCAGGTTTCGGTACAGAAGGCTTAGATGTCTATGTTCCTAATGATGGTTTAGTTTTTGAAACTGGTGTGTTTATAGATTTAACAAACACTACTTCAGTAACTATTGCTTATAATTAATCTTTAACAGGTAAATTATGGCAACATCGGGTACACATACATTTAATTTAGACACAGCTGAAATTATACAGGAAGCCTACGAACGCGTAGGTTTTGATGTTAAGTCTGGTTATGATCTAGTAACAGCTAGGCGTTCCCTTAATTTAATTTTAACGAAGTGGGTAAACGAAGGAGTAAATTTATTTACTATTACTTCCCATATAATTAATCTAACTAAAGATAGCGCTACCACAACTGTAGCGGCTGGGCAATTTCTAGATATACTAGATGCGTCAGTAAGAGATACGAATAGTTCTCCAGTTTCTGATGTTAACTGCGAGAGAATTAGTTTATCAGAATATTTAAACTTCCCCACTAAGACAACATCAGGCAAGCCTGTACAATTTGCTGTTGAAAGAAATAGTCAATTCAAAGCAGCTGGTGCAAACACACATACAATATATTTATGGCCTGTTCCAAATCAAACTTATTATCAATTAAATACTTGGGCAATAAGATATCCCCAAGATGTTAATGATACGTATACCGAAAATCCTGACATACCTAGAAGATATTTACCTGCATTGATTAGTGCATTAGCAGTTGAACTTGCTAATAAAAATCCAGCTAAAGTAGATGGGGCACGTAGAGCAGAATTAAAAGCTATGTATGAACAAGAATGGCAATACGCAAAAGACGAAGATAGAGAAAGAGCAAGTTTTTATATACGACCTAAGATTCGAGGATACTAAGAACGATGGCAAGAAGAGCTTCAGGTAAATATGCATATCTGATTGATGATCGTTCTGGCAGGAAGATACGATACAAAGATGCGAGGACTGAGTGGAGCGGGCTCCGAGTACATAAGAAAGACTGGGAGCCTAAACAAAGTTTATTAGATCCACCTAACCTCGGTCCAGAATCTACCTCACTATCAAACCCAAGACCAGACAATGATGTAGATAAAACTACAGTCAAACTTGGTACACTATTTGGGAGGGGCACACCTCCAACAACTTCTGCTTTCGGTAATGTAATTATAGGTGCGCAAGAAGACACTAGTGGTTTAGCATTATCTACAGGCATCGGAGAACTAGTTCTTGCTACGGGTGTAACCTTAGCTGGAATTGCTTTAGCAAGTGCGAAGGGATCACTCACAATTGACACCGAAGAGAATGCAAGCGGATTAGCTTTATCCTCTGCACATGGTGCTTTAAGTTTAGGGGCACAAGAAAATTTATTAGGCATAGCTCTTTCCTCTGGGCAAGGTGCTATTACTAAATCAGCTTCTTCAAACTTTACTGCAACTGGAATTGCACTAGCTTCAGCTCACGGCACAAACGGATTAGTTATTGACCTAACAGAAATTCCTCCAGGAATACTATTAGAATCTGGTAGAGGTGATGTATCATTTCAAGCTAGTTCTAATTTAGTTATGACTGGAATACCAACGGCAAGTGCTAAAGGTAATATAGTTATTAATACACAAAATGACGTTACAGGGTTGCAACTTGCTTCAGCAAATGGTACAATAAGTATAAGCATTGACAATCAAGGATGGGGTGCACAATCTTGGGGTCAGAATGTTTGGGGAACATAATTCATGGGATTAACATACGTACAACTTAAGCAAGCTATTCAGGACTTTACTGAAAATGCTGCTACAGATTTTACTGCAGCAACGGGTTCAGGTGTAGCTCCTATTGATGTATGTATACAGTTAGCTGAACTAAGAATAGCTAAAGAACTAGACCTCACTGCTTTTAAAAAAACATCTACAATATCAATTAGTCAATATTCTCCTACGTCTGCTGTACCAGAAGACTTAGTAGTTCCGAGATATTTAAGAGTACAAAATGGAGATTTTTTATTAGAGAAAGATGAAACATTTTTAAAAGAATTTACAAAGAATCCTTCGACTCAGTCACTAGCAGGAGTAGTAAGATTCTATGCACTTAGCCAACCAGGCAATACGTATACAACTACTAACAGACACACAAATTTCTTGTTTGGGCCCATTCCAGCACTTGCAACTACAATTGAAATAGGATATACTATGAGAGTTCCAGGCCTATCATCAAGTACGGCTAATACGTATCTTGGAGACAGAGCACCAGACGCTATACTATACGGATCATTGATTGAGGCAGTAGCTTATATGAAAGAAACTCCACAAGCAATTGAACTATGGCAAAATTATTACAATAGAGCCATACAAACTTTAGCGAATGAAGAACAAGTAAGAATGCGAAACGATGAATTTCGCAATGGTGAACTAACAACGATGCAGAGAGGACAATAACACATGGCTATTACATCAGCAATATGTAACAGCTTTAAAGTAGAGATCTTAACGGGTACACATAACTTCACAGCAAGTTCTGGTAACTCTTTTAAGATTGCTCTAATTAAAGCAAACTCCGCGCAATCTGGTACATACAGTAAAGCAACAACTAATTATACAAACGTAACTGGTAACAGTGACGAACTTGCAAACGGAAACGGATATTCTACAGGAGGAAATACTTTAGTAAGTACTACCCCTGCATTAAGCACCGATACAGCTGTTTGTGATTTTGCTCAAACGTCTTGGAGTAGTGCAACCTTTACAACTAGAGGGTGCGTAATATACAATTCATCGGCTTCAAATAAAGCCGTAATGGTTTTAGATTTTGGTGCAGACTACTCAGTTTCTAACGGAACATTTTCAGTAGACTTCCCAACAGCTGACGCAAGTAACGCAATAATAAGGATTAGCTAATGGCTTCTACTTGGAGCGCTGGCGGATTAAATTTACGTTTATTAACTACAGGTGAAAACGATGGAACCTGGGGTAGTCAAACGAATGACAATTTAAAACGTCTTGAAAATAAAATAACAGGACGAGCAGCTGTTACGCTATCAGGTACAACACACACATTAACTTTTACAAGTAACCCCACATCTTACGCTGATGAGGATGGAAGAAATTTTGTTTTAGACTTCGGTGGCTCACCGAGTGGTACTAACACAGTAACTATTCCTGCAAAAGAAACTACTTATGTAGTTTTAAATAATACTGCGAATAATAATACTATTGTATTTACGACAGGTGGTGGTACTACATTTACTTTACCAGCAGGTAGAGATGCAATAATTTATTCAGATGGGACTAATGTGCTTAACGCATTAGATAATTTACAAGTAAGTACAATTAATGGAGTAGACCCATCTACTTCAGCAACTGCAGGATTCGCTATAGCTATGGCTGTAGCTCTTTAAGGAGAATATAAATGGCACAAAATTTTAGAAATCAAGTGGCTAGAAACACAGGCACAAGTGCTGTAGACATTTTAGCACAAGCTAATAGTTATGATACAGTCATTGGTATTAGATGCACTAACGTAGCAACAACTGCAATTAATGTAGATGTATACATTGTTAGATCATCAACCAATTACTTCCTTATCAAGTCAGCACCAATAAGTGTTGGCGGCTCACTATAGCTAATTGATGGAGGAGCTAAAATTGTTTTGGCTTCAGGTGATAAAATCGCAGCAGTATCTAATACAGCAAACTCATTAGATACAGTAGTTTCATTCATAGATACAATTAGTACATAGGAGTAACACTTGGGTTATATCGGAAACACA